AACAAATCGTTCGTCGTTCTGAATATGTAAGTTGAGTTCATGTCTCCTTCTATTCGCCGAGATTGTGAAGATCTTGTCACAAAATCCGCACTTGTATTCCCCTTTGTATCCCTTTTTTACATTTTCTAAAGCGACTTCTATTTGGTTTATTTTATAAGGTATTTTCATATAAGGCTTTATATCATCTATAAATTGAACAGCCTGACAATGATTAAGAACCCATTCATGTCCGTGACACACTTTGTTGTTTACACTTAGACGGGTTCTATCTCTTATACTTCCACCCCAAATACTCATACCCAAATCTAAAGGTGCTCGGTCGTTCTGTGAAATGGACAACTTCAGCCTGTTATTATTACTTTTGTCATTCGACACACAACCCTCACCTTCATAAAAACCACAAAACCATATGACTGTTTCTGGGGTTTTCATACTTTACATATTGCTGATATTTTTTATACCTCCTTGTCTTGAATTTTCGCCTTGACGCTCGCGATGGAATCCGCAGACTCCACCTCGAGCGTGATCGTCTTGCCAGTCAGAGTTTTTACGAAGATTTGCATTTTATTGAGTAACGAGACATTTTTTTAACCCAATGCGTTCGTGACACATGAGTGAAATCCTGTACAAATCAGTGACGTTTGATTCAGTGATTTCCTCGAGGTGTTCATCCGTCACGACTGCAATCAGGATATGATACTTTTTATAGAAATTGGTGGCTGACCAGACGCCGTTCCACGGACGCTGTGTTTCAGGATTGAATGTGTGCCTGAAGTCCCGGTTAAACGCTGAAAATATCTCCATACATATCTGATTCTGAAGATATTTTTTTAAACTCAAAAAGCAACCTTTTTCGACACACCTCGTATGACGGATCTGCGATGCACCGTCTCCAGTTGCGCTGAATGAGGTGTGCGTAATGGTCCGCCACGAGCATTTTTTGATACATCTCGAGAGCATACGCCGTGTGTCTGAATGCATTCATGGCATTGTCGACGACGGACAAAATGTGCTCGTATGGATTTCGTGGGTACGGCACGTTCATCGCAGCCCATACGACGTGAACGAGCATGTTTCTGCATTGCTGTAGAGCCTGAACTACATCCGTGTACGCGTATCGGCGTATCCACTGTGCGAAAACGTCACGGATTGTTGCGTTGATGTTTTCCCAATCGTCGCTCGTCAGATGATCGAGCCCCTCCCATATTCTCAGATTCGTATGCCACGTCAATTGAAATTTGAGTTCAGTGAACAAATCATGATCGAGCTGTTCCATAAAGAACCAGTGTCGAATCTTTTTATCGGTTAACATTAAGATGTCAGGTCTTACCGGTACTCAGGCGCTTCTGCTCGTACTCATCATCCTCGTATTCTTCGTCGTCTTCAGACGTTCGAACGGTCGTCCCGATTACCCTTGGCGTCCGCGTCCCGGGTGGTGGCCCGAACGCCGCGCCGTCCCCCGGTACGAGGACCGTCGCTGATCGGTGCACAGATGTGTTCGAGAGGAGGGGACTCGCATCGACGAAGTTCGGTCGGGACTTTGCTCGGCCAGACGTAGCCCCAATCGGAATAGTCTCCAACGTCAAACGAATAATACGTCGGCATTTTACGATTGAGTGACGCTTTGTGTGACATCATCAACGGTTCCCACCCCCACCACCACGGTGGTCGTGGATTCTTACAGTGTGGCAGACGTGCCATGTTGTTTTTGTAACCACGAGCTTCCCATTCATCAATCATAGTGTTACAATACAAAGCCAAAAAACACGTGTGTCCGGCCCACATGAGAGTGGCGGGGTGTTTCGTCCACCCCTTCGTCATTCCCATGAGTGCTCGCCACAGTTGGTACGCTTCGACGCGTTGTTTCCCGAGACGACGATAATCAAGAGCTTTCGCACATTCGACGACGGAATCGGATGTGACAAAGGTGTTGACCATGTCCTTCGGACTTGTCTCTGATTGAAAATATCAATTTCATCTGTTCACGGATACACTACACATTTTTACTGTTGCTACGCAAAACTCGTTTCGTCTTCTCCCAATTGTATTCGTTCGGAGGATGGTCCAGGCTGGATCTCGGTTCCCATGTATTGTAACTCTCGTTGAATCCTTCCCACTTGATAAGGTAGAACATCTTTCCCTTGACATTCTTAGATTCTTTGATACACTCAACAGCATACGGTTGGTCGTCAAACAGGTACTTTTTCATCGCCTTTGTCCTTTCGAAAAACTCATCCATGTTACGAGTTCCGTTACACTTATTGCACCGTGTACAGATTGGACGACAATTTTCAAACGTCGCCTTGCCGCCTTTACTCACCGCCGTAATGTGCCCAACCTCAAAGTTGAACGGAGAAATTTGAACGTCGCAAATGGGTGTCGGACACTTGGCATAAAAAACCTCACCAAACTCACGGAGCCAAAGGCTCTCACGGAACAAAGGACACTTGATGGAAAACTGATCCTGAGTCTCCTCCATTTGGGTTGATCTAGAGAGGTTTTACGCTTCCTTGGCAATGACAGCACACGATATTTCAGATTTTCTCGATTCGATCAAGGAATCTTTGACAGATGCCCAGTACAAGGAGGGGATGGAAATCTGTCAAAGCGTCTTCAAAAAGAAAGAGCCGTCGCTCGAAAAATTTTACCGGATGACGTACCTCCGTCCGTTTACGTTCATAGACGATCACTGTGATGACGAGGATTGTGACGATACGATGTTCCGCATCGGATTCACAAAAGTGACTTCGATCGTCAAGTTGTCCGACGCGCGCGTCGAGCGGATCCGGACTGACCACCTGTTTTTCGGATCCGACGAGGACATGAAACCGTTTATCGATCTTCAAGTTTTGCGTGCGTTTCCGGGTGACTTGGCCGAGTTAGATTCGGATATTCAGTGGTATGAATTTCCGGTGATTTCGCTTGATTTGATTCAAGAGGAGACGTAGTACCCTCTGTTGTTGTACTTGTGGGTGCGTTTGAAATTATTGAACGCATTGTTCGTCATTCCAATGCTGTTGATGCCGTATGGACCTTTTACACGAACCATGCGCATCACGCCGTAATTCGTTCCCTGACGCGGAGGTGGCGCCTGTGCGTTGTTCTTCCGTTTCACCTGCTTGTATCTGTTGTTGGCTTGTATCAGATTATTCTTTGCATTCGTAAGCTGCTTTTTAGCGCGCTGACGGCGAAGCCATGCCGCTCTCAGACTCAAAAACACCATTTAATATACGCGCACATTTGTTTCGATCCCAAGAACCCTGATCGTTCTTGGGGCCGAAGCCCGAAAACTTTGTTTTCGTAGCGGCTGCCCTCTTTTTTGTTTTTTTCGCGTTTCGCAAAGCACCTACGTTGAGACGTCTAGTTGGAGAAGGCCAGGCCACCCATGCCAGACTGGATACGCAGGATGTTGTAGTTGACGGCGAACAGCTTCTGCAGCGTGGCCTGGTTGTTGGACTTCATCTGCACGGACACCTGGGCGTTGTCAATGCGAGAGAAGTTGCACGTGCCGGTTGGCTGGTGCTCCTCGGGCTGCAGGGCGAACGAGTACACGTAGATGCCTGGGTAGGGGGTGCCGGTGTGGTGGTAGAATGGCTGCACGGTGTTGAAGTAGTTGCCGTACTGCTCCTTGAAGCGGTCCTGGCCGTTGAGGATCACCTTGAACAGGTGCAGAGGACCCACCTCCACGCCTGGGCCGGCGGCACCCAGGTACTGGGTGCCAGTCTCCAGCCAGTAGGCGTTGCCAGTCACACCGCCCGCCAGACCAATGTTGGCCATGATCACACCGGTCGTGTTCAGCAGCTGAGGCACGCCGGTCGTGTTGGGCAGGATGTAGTTGTTGGAGGCCTGCAGCAGCAGCACGTTGGACGTCACGTTCACGTTACCCGTGGCCGTGCAGAAGTTCCACATGGCGTTCAGGTTGGCCGTGGCGCTGGCGTTGGGGTTGGTGTAGCACCAGATCAGCTCCTTCACTGGGTGGTTGAAGGACAGACGCACCAGCTGCACGGAGCCCTCAGTGCCGGTGGCAGACAGCTGGTCACCGCCAGTGTGCTGCACCTGCTCGATCAGGTACTCGTGACCCTTCTGGGCGAAGCGGCGGCGCTCCTCAGTGTCCAGGTAGATGTAGTTGGCCCACACCTCGAAGGCGTTGGTCGTGCCGAAGTAGCTGGAGTAGTAGGCCGTCAGGTCGAAGTCCAGGCGTACCTCGTGGTACTGCAGGGCGATCAGGGGCAGGTACAGGCCGGGGTTGCGGTTGAAGAAGAACAGCAGGGGCAGGTACACCTTGGATGGGGACAGAGCACCGCTGACGGTGCCCAGAGAGCCCTGAGCGATGGGGTTGGCCGAGGTGGTCATCTTGCCCCAGGCGTACTTGTCGGACTCGTTCAGGAACACCTCGGCGTACAGGCGCCACCAGGTCTGGTAGTGCTTGTCGATGCGCTGGCCACCGATGGTCAGCTCAACGGCCGCAATGGCGCGCTCGGCGATCCAGTTGGTGTCGAAAGCATTGTTGTTGGACGTCAGCACGTTAGACACTGGCGTCAGGGCGACGTGCATGTTGCCGACCAGGTCGCCGTTGCGGGCGATGGTCACGGACACACGGCCGCTGCTGGATGGCGAGCCGTTGGTCGTCTGCTGGATCAGCTCCATGGCGAAGTTCGTGTGGCGCTTGTACACCGCCTGGAAGAAAGTCACCTTGGGGTTGCCAGTCAGGTAAACATCCTGGGCACCGTAAGCTACGAGCTGCATAAGTCCTCCGGCCATGATCGCTTGGTACTCTTAGCAAAGAAAAAAATTTCGGACACCAGACGGAACCGAGCGCGCCACACAGCCTAAACAAATTACCTACGGTACTATAAATGCCGAACGAAGCAGATGACATCGTACCCGACCTCGTTGACGCCGAGGGCGAGGATGACTTTGAGGAGATGGACATGATGGACCCGATGGAGGCTCTGGCCAACTTCCTGACGACCGACGACGGTGAGACGATCGCCACGTCCCTCGCCAGCCTGAAGGATGCGAC